CGCGCCTTGCGTAGGTCTTCTACTGCGTCTTTCTTTAAGTCACAGCGCCAGATATACTTAAGCGCGTTGCCTAAATTAAATCCCATGTGCCTTGTAATCTGAATGCACTCTACGCCACTGGGGTGTGTGGTGTAGTGTTTGGGATGATTAACTGGATCGTGCATGGCGCATCTCCTGTAATTGTTTTTCCATTACTACCATTTCTTCTATTGAGTCACAAACCCAAATCCCTAATAAGTCTGTGTACATGCTGGTGTCAATGTCTTCCACACCGGTGAGTGTCTCTATGACGTAGTGGCCCTTGTACTTATGCTCCACAATAAAGTTAGTCATTATCTGTACCCCGAAATACGTGGGCTAAATACGAAAGTGGCTTCGTACTTCAAAGGTTTAGGCATGACATTTGGGTCTACTAAAGCAAGAATATTATGGCCAAAATTACAATAGATACACCGACCAAATCCGATTGGGCGAACCCAACGAAACTGAAATAAGTTATTAACAGTAACAAGACACCAGCCAGCTTTTGCGTTGTCGTTATCTTTAATTGATGTATCGCCTTTAATAACCGATTCATAAGGTACCTCCAAAGAGCGTAATGCAAAGCTATACGCAGGGTTTCTCCAAAGCCATTTAACTTCCGACCAATAGCTATGCGGATTTAATTTTTGAAATGCAGCATCACCTTCTAAAGTATTATCGGGTGTCATAAACCAATTAAGCCATGTTGGTAATACAGGCCCGACTGCACGATAGCTGTGGTTGTCGCACCACCATTCTTTTTGTACCGCAAACCAAGGCATTATGGGTGCAAGCAAAACCGCTACTAGGGTGAGTAGTAGTGACATAGGTACTAGGAGTATGTATTTAATATACATCATAACTTTAATTCCTTTTTGATAAAGTCTACGCCTTTGTTAAAATGATAGCGCCAGTATTTTTCTGTTACGCTAACGTCAATGTGTGTTAGCCCCTCTAAGAATGCCTCCAAAACAAACTGCTGCTTTAGGGGCATCTTACCTGAGATCAACCTACGAATGTCTAGTATGTCCTCAGGGCTCCACGGAAAGAACGCCTCAATCATCTCTGCTGAGGTGCCTTCACTGTCGCCCTTCTCTAGCTCGTCTATCTCTTCGTCAGATAGGCGAGGGGTTGCGGCGGCCTTGATTGTGGTTTTTGTTCTCATGTCTCTACTAATACGCAATTTAGGGCATCTAAAAGTGCGTCTTGTAAATTTATTTTTCCTTCCAATACCTTGACCACCTGCTCGTCGATACTATTATACATTGTTAGGTGGTGTATAATAACTGGTTTTTCTTGCCCTTGGCGGTAGATCCGAGCATTAGCCTGGATGTAGTTCTCTGAGCTCCATGGTAAATCGAACCAGACCGTCTGTGCTGTGTCTCCAACGTTGCACTGCAAATTAAGCCCGATTCCACCGCTTTGCGGGTGGGCAAGGAGCATACGAATCTCGCCACGACGCCACGCTTCAATGTTGTCATCGTCCAGCACCACCGCCTCTGGGAACTGAAGACGTATTCTTTGGAGGCTATGCTTGAAATGATAGAAGACAATCGTGGGACTTGAAGATTCTTCCATGATCGACTCAAGCCGTTCCAGTTTAGAGCGGTGTACTTCTTGTGCCGCTCCTTCTTCGTTATAGACCGCTCCTGATGTAAATTGGAGGAGCTTGTTCGCCAGTGCCGCTGCTGTTGGAGCTGTGATTTTTTCTTTTTTGATACTAACGACCATGTTTTTTCTAAGTTGGTCATACTGGTTCCTTACGTTTTTGTCTACGTTGATTGAGTGATATATAGTACTTAGTGTCGGTAGTTGTAGATAATCACCTGCTTTAAGTGACATGCAGATATCTGATATCTTGTCCTGTATCTGCACGTCCGCCTCAGGCTTTAACTTCCAGCTATACACCACGCGCGTGTGGAGGTTCATCTGATCCGGCAGCATGTACTTGTCTCTAAACTTGGTGAGTGACGTCTCTAGACGTTGCCCAAGGTCCAGTATACCCACCTGTGACCAGAGATCCCCAAGCCCCTGAGGGGTAGGTGTACCGGTTAGGATAATACGCCGTGAGAAGCCCTTTAAATGCTTCTTAAGCGCCTTAAACCGTTTGGTGCTGGCGTCCTTAAACCTGCTGGACTCATCAATTACTAAGTTAGTAAACACTAACTTGTCTGAGAGGCCACATAACCACGCCACATTCTCGAGGTTAACTAAATAGACGTCCGCTTCCGAAGTCAAGGCGGATAATCTCTGCGTCGGGCTCCCCATCACTTTGGCGACCCGTAAGTGCTGGAGATGGCTCCACTTTTTTATTTCTGTGTGCCACACCGTCTCCGCTACTCGTTTCGGGGCGATTATTAAGGTCTTCCCATTGAATTGTTCCGCAATGATGGTGAGGGCGGTCGTCGTCTTCCCAAGTCCAGGGGGCAGAAACAGACCCAAGTTCGGCACCGACTGCGCCTTGGATATAAGATCCTTCTGGTACTGGTGCAAGTTGTTCCTTGAAAGCATTCAAAACCTCTTTTCGTTTGGCGTGTAGCCAGTTTGCAACAGCATACAGTTCTTTTTCTGTTGCGTCTTGCTTTATGATGTTTGCCCAGTTTGAAATAAACACTACATTGCCTTTAATATATCCTAATTCGGGAATAATTCGATCAAGTGATGGTCTACTTTTTCTATCATTTTTTCCCATACGACCCCAAAAAAAATCAAAACCAAAAACTGGACATTTATCTGTTGTAACAGAAATTAAATATTCTAAATCTAAATCAAATGGAATGTTTTTTGTTTTTGCTCGCCATTTTATTGTTGATAAATATTGTACTAAATGTCCTGTTTTAGTTTTTTTGTATTTTTCGTTGACAACACTGCAACACATTTTGCATGTGGTTTGATAATTGTCTTTGTTTTTAACAGATTTGTTAAATTCAGAAAAAGGTTTTGTTTGTTTGCAACTATTGCATAGCTTCATTTACAAAGTCCTCCACGTCGTCTTTAGAATGCAGTACGTGAACAGGAAAGCCCTGCTCACCTAGGTCGTCAAACACTATCTCCTGCCTCGGGCTTAGCCTGCCGGTAGATGTTTTCAATTCCACTAGAAACACCTTCTGATTGATGAATACTATCCGATCCGGGACCCCTGTCACGCTGCTGATCCACTTGTAGCTGAGTCCCTTTGACTGCTTTACCAGCTTTACTAAATGCTTCTCTATCTCTTTCTCTAGTACGCTCACGTTTGTCTTCCTCAGTAGCATAGATACTAAACACCTGCTTAAAAATATGTTCGCCTAGGTACGAGCGTGACTCATCACCAATCTTGTTCTCTTCCTCGCCAATAAACGCAAAGACGTGCGTCACTGTATGGCTAACCTCATGGTAGATCACACCCATCCGCTCTAACGCGTCGCTCTTTGCCATCTCCTCATAATTAAAGACAACGGCCAGCATGGCGTAGGGGGTGCCCTCTTGCTCGATGAAGTGAGACTCAGCAAGCCCCACATCTAGGGCAGTGTGCCGTGTTGTAATCTTTGAGTCGCGGACGGCTTGCTGGAATGCTGCATCACTAAAGCACACCCTGATAGGGATACCAAAGTGCCCCGTGTCGGCGGTGTAGTACGGCCGCTTAGTGCCGGCGGTTTTTGCGGTTGATTTGCTCAAGTATCTCTTCTTGCTCTTCAAGCGGCAGTTCTTCAAGGGGGGTTGCTTCATCAAAAATTTCTCCTGTGGCTACTAATTCTTTTATGCCTCGTACTAAGGCGTCGTATTCTTCTTGGGTTAGGTTAAGCTCATCAGCCCACCCGTCTTCAAACTCTACTGTTTTCTTTGTTCCGCGTGCCATTTACATAGTTCCTTATAGTATTTAATTTCTTTTTCGTACTTCTGATACGTGCGGTTGTAAATATCAATCTGTTGTTGTAGCTCAGGGTCTTTTGGTTTGGACCAGTATCCCACCAATGTGCCAGCTATAAAGGCAACGAATATCTCAATCATATTAGTTCCTATGGTACGCGTCGTTGGAATTAGCCAGCATACTGGCAATCAAAGCCTCGGTGGTTTGAAACCACTGAATACACTTGAGGCCGTCTGCTTGGTAGATGGTGAAGCTCATTTCTCTTGTGCCTTTCTTAGTATTTCTCTAGCAAATTCAATATGGTCAGATGATGCACGGAATACACTTGTTATTTCCTCATCTGTTAGTTCTTTTACTGGATGGGTATAGAGTGGAATAGTTCTGTCAGACCACACAGGCTCAATTTCAGTAAATGTTGTAAAACTTCCGTCATCATCTGTTTCAATTACTTTCCACGCTACTGGTTCATTTTTCATTTCTCTTGTGCCTTTCTTAACTTCTCAATGCGCTCATCTATATATTTTTGGCATACACCAATGCCTTCTTCTATAAGCATATCTCCCAACGCCTCGATTTCAGCTTGTTGCTCGTCAATTGTTTTGCCATAGCCCTTAACCATTATTTTCCCATACAATATTTCAGCTTGTTGCTCTTTTACTTTTGCTCTTAGCATTTCTACCATTAACCAATATTCATCCTCTTTTGTTGGCAGTTCTTTTACTGGTGGTTTTTGCCAAAGCACTTCTACAATCCTATGCTCATCATCTGTGTAGGTAACGGCTAGTAGTTCCCCTGTTTGCTTACTCTTTTGAAGTGATAGGTGAAGTTCTTTTGCTGGATGGGTAGAAAAACCGTAATACTGTTCGCACTTTTTCCAACCATAATGAAAATTGTCATCTTTCTGTTCTTCAATAGCGTTCCATATTTTTTCTACTTTTTTACTAGGCATTGGTGTTGCGGTTACGACTCCTAAACCAGCCCTGTTAATGCTTGCAATAAACCCAAGCTGGTTCTCTAACTCTGCTATTTTCTTTTCAAGTGATTCAACATAGGTTGCTGAACCATCGCTGTATTTAAGGTTTTTCATTGTAGTATCCATTTTTTGCTTACCTTGCTGTATCTAAATATGC